GATGCGGGAAAAAATAACGTGTGGATACAGAATCGTAGCATTGAAAATGCCGTCGACAAAGAGCTACTGACATTGGAATCATTGCTAATTAAAAATATCGAATCGTTTCAGTTCGATGCATGGAAGCGGTCAGATATGAAGAATGACGATTTCATACGTGAGTATATCAAAGGAATGTCTATTTCATCGGTTGCCAAGGAAGGTATGTTCACACACAGTATGTCTGCTTTTTCGGCCTTTCAGAAGGAGGTAGATGCTCAAGGGTTGCGATTATCTGATAGAGTTTGGAACATAGCACAACAAACGAAATCTCAATTAGAGTTCTATCTTGATAGCGGTATTGCTGCTGGTCGAAGTTCAAATGAGATTAGTCGCGATATGCGGCAGTTACTAGACAAGCCGGACAAACGCTTTCGCCGTGTACGAAACGACGAAGGTAAGCTTGTATTATCTCGTCCTATGAAAGACTACCATCCGGGACAGGGTGTGTATCGTAGCGCCAAGATGAACGCTCTCCGGACATCTGCAACAACCACAAATATAGCTTACCGTAGTGCAGACTATGAGCGTTGGAGTAAGCAGGATTTCGTACTAGGTATCGAGATACAACGTTCGGCCAATAATCGCGGACCGTGCAAAATCTGTGATGCGATGGTCGGAAAATATCCGAAGACATTCAAGTTTACAGGCTTCCATCCTTTCTGTATCTGCTTCGCTACTCCTATCGTAATGGAACCGGATAATTTAGCTGATTTCCTGCTGAATGACACAGTTCCGCACGAGCAGATTATTACGGATATTCCCCAGAAAGCAAAGGATTTCGTCAGTGAGAATAAAGATGGATTGCAATCGGCTTTTTGGTATAAGGATAACTTCACTAAGGATGGAGATATCAATGAGCGTATAAAGATTGCTATTAAACCAGAAAAGCCACAACAGCTTGTAATTGAGCCTAAATATACCTTCAAAGAAAGTAAGAGCATAGAAGAAGCACAGGAGTTTGCACGTCAATTCTGTCAAAAAAACATGCTTGACCGTACATTCAAGGGAGAGATTAATTACAAAGGTATATCCGTCGATAATGCAAACGAAATCAATAAAGTACTCGCAGATGTTTTCAATCAATTAGATATGCCTAAAATTAGCGGTATCAAGGTTATATCACCAACTTCTGTACAGGGAAAAAAGGCTTTTTCTGATGGTGTAGATGCTGTTGCCTCTTATAGTCCAGTTGACGGAGGTATATTCTTGAATAAAGATATCTTAAAATCACCAAAGGCTTTTGCTGAATATATGCAAAAGTCACAAGATGCATGGAGTAAAGTAATGGAGAATATAGACCGATTAACTCCTGCTCAAAGAGCAATAGCTATGCGTTATAAAGAAGCTGGTCGGTCATTGGTAGATGAAACTTTACAAGGATGTATTCGTCATGAAATAGGACATCATGTACAATGGAAGATGTTACCAACTAATTTGAATAATGAACTAGGTAAGGAAATGAGCCTGTATGCCAGTAAAATTTCTGGTTATGCTACATCAAGCAAGTCTGAGTATTTAGCTGAAAGCTTTGTCGCCTATATGCGGGGTGAAAAGGCTAATATTGACCCCAAGTTAGTGGAATTTCTTGATTCTAAGTTTGTATCCAATTCGGTCGTCAAAATTGTACCAAAGAAAATCAAACGCATCAAGACCGATATAGAGAAAAATGATATTCAGAAAAGATGGGATGAACGATTTGTAAGAAACTTCAATCAAACCAAGATTGAGCAAAAAATTGGCATCAAGAGAGGTGAAGAAATGACTTTCGAAGAAGCTAATGAACTACGGGGAAATATAAACTTCGGTAAAGGGAATGAATATGGTGTAAACTGTCAATCTTGTGTTGTTGCTAACGAGTTGAGACGACGTGGATATGATGTAACAGCACTGCCTAATCTTGAGAAAAAAGGGAATATTCCCCATGAGCTCTCAAAAAGAACTAACTGGGCATGGATTGATCCGAAAACGATGGTTATGCCTGAAAAAAAGACAGCAGGTGGCATATATGATATAACCAGAACAGGGGCTTTAAAAAGCAAAAGTATAAAAGAGTTAACCAAGGAACTAGTCGAACTAGTAAAAGAGCCAGGAAGATACCATATTGATTTCTCTTGGAAAGGTCGAAATTCGGGGCATATTATTACTTTGGAAAAATCACTTGATGGAAAAATAGTCATATATGATCCACAAACTGGAAAAATAAAAAATTGGGGAGAACTATCAAAGGAAATAAGCCTGAAATATGGAGTCAATGTACTACGTGTGGATAATCTTCTAGTAAATACTGATATTATTAACGGAATAGTGAAGAAATTATAGCAGTGTCTCTGAATATCCTTTTGGCATAGAAGTCATTCCCATGATATCTGTCGATTGTGTATAAGGAGCCAGTGTAGCAACGCCATCTTTTACAAGGATAAACCGAGGATAACCAATACAACGCCCTTCATCTTCTTTCCGGGATGCTGTATATGCCAAATAATCGTTCCACTCTCCATAGTAGGAAACTTGGTCGAATCCATTTTGAAGAGCGAGTGCTTTAGCTTTGACTTTATATTCTTTCTTCTTATCCATATTGCAAATGTATGCATTTGATTCTGAAATAAAATATATAAGCAGGAAAAATTTACTCCCTTTATATTTTAATAGAAAATCGTTATGACAATCATTGATGCAATTAAAAAGGGATTGAAAGCCGCAGGTGTAAACGAAAAGTACGCTGTAAAGGTTCAGAAACTCTTCAAAATCGAAAAGGAGGAGGATATTGATACTTATATTGCCTTGTTCAAAGACAATATTCTTCCTGATCTTGAAAACACATCCGCAATAGAAAAAGCGAAAAAGGATGCTATTTCCGAGTATGAAAAGAGCAATGGTTTAAAGGATGGCAAACCTATCAAATCGGCTAAAAAGACTAAGAAAACGGTAAAATCCGAAGACGATGATGAAGAAGACGATAAAGACGAGGACGAAGACTTCGAAGGATTGCCTGCTTCTGTTGTTAAGTTATTGAAAGCCCAACAGAAACAGATTTCCGAGTTGGCTGCATCTGTCTCTACTGTCGCTTCAACAGTCACAACTTCTACAAAACAAGCATCTGCTAAAGCGTTATTTGCAGATTCTAAACTCCCTGCAAAATGGTTCAACCGTATTGATGTCAACTCGGAAACCTCTGTTGAAGACCAGATTAAAGAGCTTCAGGAAGAATATGCCGAAATCAAACAATCTGTTATTGATGATGAGATCGCCGGTGGTGATTACAAGCCTAATTCCTATAAGCCTAAAGAACGTACCGAACAGGATTGGTTGAAGTTAATGGAGGACGAGGAAAGC